GGGTGTAGGCATATTTATTCTTGGGTCTACCTGACCCTTCCTTCCTTCTTGATAGAAACCTCTTTCACGAATTCGAATGATATCAACAGGTCTTGTGAGTGCTACTACTTTGAATACTGTTGATTTTTGATTCCAACCGCCTTGATCATGAAACAGTTTTTCTTCTGGTGTAACTGAGCCATAGATATTATCAATGGGAGGCGTTTCATTATCTGTTCCCAAAATTGTATCTTGATCAACGATTACCTCATCCTCTGGCGTAACATATATGAGCGTACATCTGCAATTGACCACATTAGCCGCACCACCTCTTGGATCAGATGGATACCCCATCTTGTACGTTATGCCACGAACTACAACATCAAAATCCTCATCCATAGGAATAATAGTACCAGATACTGCTGAATGTGCGCCTCTGGTTCTGGCATCATTTACTGCGACCCATTGTTTTTGTAGTTGTGGTATATTTAAATCTTTTGCCATCTCATGATTAGCAAAACTTGCGGCAGTATGTGTTTCTGTTCTTGCAATAGTAGATGCTCGTCTTTTGCTAACAAAACCTGTTTGTGAATCAAGGATTGCTTTAGCAGTAAGCGCAACGCTTAGATCATCTGCCTGTGCAACTTGTATAGCCCTCATAATACGTTTTCTGGTAGTATCAGACACCTGAGTTATGTGGATGCCCCCCTGTGTCCTTAAAAAGCTATTAATGATACGATCAAACTCTGCTTCTTGCTTTTGGTATGTCTGAAACCTCTTTGCAAAGGATTCTATGACAGATCGATAATGTGGCAGTAAGATTGATGATATTTTATTGGGTATAAACTGAGTATTCGGAACTCTAGCAATACGTTCATAAGAATCAGATGCCCACTGACCGATTTCTGCAAATGCAGTTTGTAATTGCAATCTTAATTTGCGCTCAAATCCGATGCGTATGCGGTTTTGTTCAATTGCATCTTTTCTTGCATTTACCCTGTTGGCTCTTTGCTTATACGCTAAGTTTGTCATTTACCTGATCTAAGTGGATGACCCTTTGGCAGTAAATCAAGATCGAACTTGCCTGATCGAAATCTACCAGTTCTGACTGCATATAAAAATGCGTTTATTCTTGCGATTGCCCATTGATCTGCACCCATGACATTTCTTCTGACAGACTCTGGATTGTTTCTGTATGCACCAACTCCTCTGCGAAATACTGCCTCAAGCATTCTCTGGGTTACACGTTTGCCTTTTTTATCACCATGTTTTTCGTTATGCTCTTTAACTTTATTAGCAATTGTCTTTTTTGTCTTGCCAGTTATTTCTGCCTTCTCGTCTGATAAGGGTATGCCCTCCATCAGTTCTTCTATCTGCTTTTGCTTGTCTCTTTCTCTGTCAAGCTTTTCTACAGTTCTTTTTGCCCATGCTTGCCCTGCATCACCACCCCACAACAAGTTTGCTATTTTTCCTGCACTTGGATATCCTTCTTCTCCCTGACGGAAACCTTCCGCACGTTTGTCAACTTCATGTCGTGAGAAAAAACTGTGCATTCTCCGAACAGTTCTTGGAGACAATCTTTCACGGTTAACGAGTTGTCTGGCTCTAGCAACACCAACTGCTGTACCTCCTCTGCCAAATTCTCTTCTGAAGTCGAGACCACGTTGCGCCTCCTCTGCCATTTGTTGTGTAGGTTTTGTGTCAACATCACTCTCCGCCTTGTCATACTCCTCCACCTCTTCTTTTTTGCCTGAGACTCTTTGATAAATACTGTGGCTACTGCATGGCATATAAAAGTTGCCATCTGGACCTTTAATTGTATGAGTGCCATCGCAACCTAGCGTTCTTGCCCTTCTTGCGGCTTCTGGTTGCGTTTCAAAAACATCTCTGCCTTGACCAAAACGTGGGTCTTGCGTGACCCTTAATTCTGGGTCTGCGGTGTGGTATTTCTTGGCTGTAAGTTCCTGACCTGTCAATCTTTCATAATCTGCATGGGATACACATGGCATAAATATCTTGCCATCATCCGTGTCATGGGTATGAAAACCAAAACACCCTATTTCTTCTGCCCTATCTTCAGCCTCTTCTTGAGTGCTGAAAACATCTTTTGAAATTTCTCTCTTAATACCATAAGCATCTTCCGCATCCTTTTCTGCTTCTTCACCCTCTGAGGGTGCAACTTCTGTTGAACCAAGAGGGAAGAGATTAGCCGCGATAAAAACATCATCACCTCCTGTGATAGGCTCTAGACCTAATCTGTCTCTAGCTTCATTTCTTGATATAATACCTTCCCTTACAGCTTGCACAACATTTTCGTATGTTCTGCGTCTGCGTTCTGTCATGGCAGGGATTGATTCAAAATCATACGCCAAAGAAATATCATCACCAAACATAGGCGCAAGCCATTCATTGAAATCTGACTCCACTCTTTTTGCCAACGGAATTATTGTTTCCTCGTATAGTGCCAATCGTGCCTCTTGCACGTTTGCATAAGTCTGACTGTCTGGTATGCCAATTAATTGAGATGGAACACCAAAACATAAAGCAATATCCTTTGCCGCCATGTGTTTCTGTTGTAGAAAATCCATATCCTTGGGTGATAACCCCATCTCACGCCAATCAAAATCACCTTCTAAAAGCAATGGTCTCCCTGCATTCTTTGGCCCTTGAAACTTCATACGCAAATCATCTTGCAACTGTTGGCGTTGACCATCTGTGAGTTGCATTGCCATTCCCCTGTCATTCTGAGGTTTAAAAACGATTGCACCTGACGGTCTTGCTCCGTTTTCTAATAATGAGACATTATGTTTATTTACAGCATTATGATTATCAATGTCTACAGATGCCGCTTTTATTGGAGACATTCCATAAAAGTCATCTAGCGGATTATACATCTTGATATGCTTTACTTCTGATGCACCTGTTACAGAATCTGCCCCATAAGTTTTTACCACTTTACCATTGATTATATATTCAAAACCTTCTGGATTAGCTGTTTTACCTGATTTTATCCTTACTCTGTCTGGTCTAAGTAAATACAATTCTCTGGGTACACCTGCAACTTCTGATACTTGTGCATAGGAATTGCCAGATATTAGTAGAAACGAATACAAAGATTGGAAATATTCAACACCTGCTTGCATCGGATTAGGCTTCTTGAGTAGTGACAAAATAGGATGTTGGTCAAGTTCCATCTCACCTTGAAATGCCTTGAAACCGATAGATGCCGCACCGTTGGCTATTTCGTTAACACATCGATAAACGATGGCATTTTGAGAATATCCTTCATCTGCATAGTTCTCGTAATTATCCCTGCGACTGTAAGAGTACCCTGTTGTATTTAAAACAACTTGCGGTGCTTCTTTTGTCTCCATTGATGGTCTTCTGCGTAAAAAATCAAATAAACCCATTAGCTTATCCTCCAGTAAGCCTTACCACTGGACAGGCTAAGTTCCGTTAAAGCCCAAACGAGGGCATCCATTCGATCAGGTGATTTCTTGGTTGTTGGTGTAAAGAAACACATCTGATCTTCTAGTTCTGGGAAAGAGCCGACATGATGAACCTTACCTTGTTCATACAAGGCGGCAATAGGTTCTGCCCTTACAATCTTACCTCGACTTGCATTAACAGGTGTATATGGTACTTGATTATCTATGTTTCGCAACAACCTCTCCACCAAATCACCCCCATTGTTAACCTCTGCAACTATCCTGTCTGCGTTATGGCGATAATATGCCTCTATCGCCTTTTTACCCCAAGCATCAGGCGAGTATTTACCTGATAGATCATCTATAACATAAAAACGCCCATCATTGCTACTACCACAAACAATTATACCTGTTTCATCAGATGTTTCTGTGTTTGTAACAGCAGGATCGATGGCAACCACTACCCTTCGATATTCAACACTGGACTCTCGACTAATACGAGAAGAATCAATCATTCCGTAATTCCATAATGCGCCCTCCTGTTCTTCTAAGATATCAGCATACAATTCTTGTCTGCCAAGTCGTGTACCTTCATACTTGTCTTTGAGTTGTTGCAACGCTGACTCAGCAAGGTTCTTATAGTTTTCAAAGGTTGATCCTTTGGTCAAATGGACATCTTGACCTTCCCTCTTGGCTAATCCAACTATTAAAGGTGTAGCTCTAGGCGTTGTAGTAATGACTAATCTTGGATCATCCCCCAATCGTAGTCCAAACATCATCTGGTCAAAGGATTCTGAATATCTCCAAGCCGCAACCTCATCAGCCCATATTCTGTGAAACTGCGGTCCTCTAAGTCTATCTGGCTCGATGGCGGCAAAACCTTGTATGATTGAACCATTCCACAAGGATATTTCCATATTAGATTTATTGTAGGATTCGGATCGTGATACTAAAAAACAGGCATCTGGAATACATTTTAGAAGTCCACTATCCCCCTCAAAGCAAACCCTTCTTAAATCGCCCTGTGTGGGGGCTACAACGCCACAACGAACATTTGGGTGCGATAATGCATAAGACACTATGTCTTGCGCTCCTGTGCGTGTTTTACCCCAACCTCGCCCTGCTAATATTAACCAGATAGACCAATCGCCCTCTGGCGTATATTGTTTCTTTCTGGATATTGTTGCCCACTGTGCAAACGCAAAAAAAGCAGATTTCTCTGCTTCAGTATCTAAATTAGTTGCTATTTCTTCCAGTTTTTTAATGTTTTTTAAATCCATTTGACCATCAGGCATTATCTTCATCTGCCTTATTTCTTGCCATCTTTGCAATCATGTCAAATGCTTGTGTGAGTTTTTCACTAGATTTATCTTCTGTCACAAGATCGTGTTTATCCCTCTGACCTAACAATTGCTTGCCAAGCCATATTGCCATTGTTGGATTAGAATCATCATTCATGATCTGGAACTGCTTACGCCTAACAGAAATCATTCCCTCTTTTCTGCCTTTATCGATTATCTCTTTGAGATTTTTATCAGCACTAACTCTATCTTCTAAAGTGCGTAGAGGCATTCTGAGAACAGCGGCTATTTCTGGCATCGTACAGTTTAACACACAAAGCTCTTCTAACTTCTTTGGGTCAATGTGTGTTTTGGGTCTACCAACTGGATTTTTCTTTTTCTTGTCCATGCTTTTTTATATACCACGGAAATTATTTATTTCCAATAAAAGGGGATAGGCGATTGTGAACCTACCCCCTTGATCGAGGAACAACCACGAACCTCTATTGGAGAATCAAAATGAAAAGATTGCTAAGTGGGATCGTGAGTGTGTCATGAACCTAGCAAACACTTCAGTCTAATTTAATCATTTCTATCATTTTCTTTAAGAAAAGTCTATTTACAATTTCATTTTCTCTTGCTTTGGCTTGATGTAATGTACTTGAAACAAAGATGACTGCGTTTCTTCACGTTTTAAGCGTTCTACAGCCACATCAAAGTAATCTGGGTTCATTTCTATACCTGTAGCACTTAGACCCATTCTATGGGCTGATATGAGCGTTGTACCGCTACCCATAAAGGGATCAAGTATTATATCTTCTGGTTGCACAAAATCTCTTATTATCTCACTC